GCCCGCGATCAAGACTTGCCCGCTTGCATATGTTGCCTGCTTCCAACCACCTAGCCAAATTTTTGCGTGTCTTTGTCGCAACCATTCAGCCGTTGCGGTATCTGGCAGTAATTGCTTTGAAAGATTATCAATGTATTGCAAAATCAAATGCGCAGTGCCTGCATTCGCATCAGATAAAGCACGAACGGATGAATTCGGTATCAGCGGTGAGCCGCCTGTTTTGCCACTAATGTAATCGCGATTGTTTTCACGAAGTTGCTTGAGTGTAGGTATTTGCAGAGCCATCTGATATTTCTTTCCAAATTGAACCGAAGACCAATTTTAAAATCGCATTATTGCTGCGCCACAAAACGACATCAGCGGCAAACGCACTGTTGCTTGTTTGCGTTGCCGTAACATCTATTTTTGTGACGATGCCGGCGGTTATAAAAGGCTGCAAAGCCTCGTGAATATACATTTCGATGCGCGCTTTTAATGAGCCTTCAGCCGCGCCAGCCTTTGTAATTTTTGCTCGCCTTAATAACCAAAGACGGGAACCAATCGGCCAACCGTTCCATATTTCGGCCGCATCGCAATCACCCCACCAGCCACGCCGGTCAGTATCATCAAGGCCAGGCAAAATATCATCATCATGTGCTCTGGCATCTGTCGCCAAAGCAATAATTACAGCCGTCGCCAATTCTTGCGTTTCATCAATGACGCCATTTTTTAGGCTATTCAGATCAAAGCCGCACCCTTCCAAAACAGGAACATTAACAATACGTAAATCGCTCATTTTTTCGGCGTACCGCTTCTATCATCGCCGGCTTTGACGTCTCTATGCGTGTGATCGTCCCCAATATTGGTTCCGTTGTGAGTTAATTTCGCGCCGTTGATATTCACCTCCGGCGCCTCTAAGTTGATGCCGGTTTCTGATTTTACTGAAATAGACTTGGCAGTTTCAATAACGATGCCGTTTCGCGTCAATTTTACTGCTTGCCCGCTGTCGTCATGAAAAGCGACATCGCCTTCCTCCAAGCCAGTAAGGCGATATCGTCTATCGGCAATAGCAATAACAATACCGTGCGACCTATTGCCGCCAGGGAACAAGACAATAGCCTCCGCTCCCGGTTTGGGAACGCTTGTGAAACCGAATTGATGAAAAAATTCAATGTCGTTTTTGGTTTCATCACGCAAAAGTTTTAAGTCGACCTGTTGCAACTTATAATTGTCGTGCGCTTTTGAAAGTGTACCACGCGCAATCATATTCAAGCATCGTCTTGCAATGCTTGCCTCTGATAATCGTGTCGTCATTATATTAAACCTCGGTAAAATTCGTTGTTGGTGCTGCTGCTACCGGCGCAGCACCTGGCAAATCATCTTCATTTGCCTTATTCTTCTCACCGTCTGATGCATTTGATGCATTTGGTTCTGTTTGTTCATCAGAACCAGAATCAGCATCATCAATCGAAACGAGCCCGTGATTGTCGAGTGCTTGCGGGCGGACGAGTGTTAAAGTCGTTGTCGTGCCGGTTGAATTGTTTTGTTCAAATACCACTGTTTGAGCAGCCAATTTTACGCCGTGCAACAACAACATCGGAGAATTTACTGTGTAATTATTGCGTATCCAAAACAATTTACCGCTGCTATCCAACCAGCCCGGGACGCGCATCATGCAATTCAGACTTGTTCCGACGCGCATCATCGTTTCAGTGTCTGCCCGGTCGGCAAAATCTTTCGCGGTTCCAGGCTCTTCGGCAAAAACAGTTAAATTACGAAAACGCGTCGCGGCCGGATTTTTTGCAGATGCTGAAGGTTCACTAGATTGTTGTCCGTTGACATCGTCATCACCGCGCTGTTGGCCAATAACATCAATTTGCGAATAAATTTGGTCGTCTCGAATTATACAATTCGCTTCGAGGATATTTTTACCCTCGGTCAAATCGGCTACTGGCTGTGCATTACTATCGCCACCACCGATCAAATAGTTGCCATCTGCGTCAGCCGAAATCCACGCGCCCCGTTGCCGCGCCAAACGTTCAAGCAATTCATAAACGGTCTCGCCTGGCGTGACATTGACATCTTTAAAGACGCGATTAAAACCGGCGGGCGGGTTTTGTAAATTCAAGCCAATTCCATACGGCTTTAAAAGCGTTTTCGCGATAGAAGAAAATGGGTAGCCAGCCATTTGGCTTGTTTTTAGAGGTGCGGAACATTGAGTTGCGTCAAAATTTTTATGGCCAACAACAATTAATATGCCATGAAAATTGGCATTGTAAGATACTTGCCGTTGCAGCACATAACCGTCTATTACTTTTTGACCTGCTAAAAAAACCTGTGCAGGGTCGCTTGGACGTATTTTTACGTTTTTCCACTTGCTTTCATTGTTGCTTTCAGTAACTGTTAGCGTTGCAATAAAATGCGGATCATCTGCATAAATTTCAACGCGAACAGACTCCCAATTACGAAAGCGCGAACCATTAACCACCACTTCCGCTATTTGATTTTCTACATTATTTTCCATGAAAAATTACTGGCTCAAAACGGTGAGTTGCCGGGGTAAAAATGCAGGGTGTGTTACTAAATTTTCGGATGCTATTTCGTCTGATTTTTCAATTGAGCCATAAAGTTTGTAACTCAATGATAAAGTGTTTGATGACGCAGACGTGTTTAAAGAATATAGTTTTGGCAGTTGTTTTGCGCGAACAATCAAGTCGTGAATAGTTGCTGACCGTAAAAAAGTCATTTTCGTAAACAGTTCGGTCAACATTAAGTCGGCTGCAATCTCTTCAACGTGATCGAACGCGTCATTAGCAAAAACTAGATATTTGTCGACGTCTCGAGTACTTTTGAATTCTTTGCGAGCTAAACAGCGACATTCGTATGCCAGCACCAAGCAATAATAACCGACAGCTATCTTCGCAGCTGTGTTATTTGAACTTTCTGTTTGTTGCAAAGAAAGTCTGATTGAGCGGAAATTTTCGGCTTCCACGCCGGCATTAAAAGCTAATTCTATGCAACTTTTCATCGCTGCGCCGACATTAGCCATTGTCGTAATAGGCAAATAATCAACTAGTTTTTTTGTGTAACTAATTTGTTTGATGACATTGGCGCCGGTTTGTCCGCTAATATTACAGCCGACAGACAATCGATTTAAAACAATACCTGTCAATGCGGTAATTTCATTGAGTTCTGCTTTTTTCAACATTTTAAAAAAGGCCTAAAATTGGCTTGAGAGCGGCGATTGAAGCCGCGTCTATTCCTGATTTTGTGTCAGTCGAAAAAAATGAAGGCGATTGGCCTGATTCAAAAAACGACATTTCGACCTCTGCCAGGCCGCCGACCTCGCGTCTTTCATTCGTGTTATAGCTTTCACACTGCACCATGCCTGAAAAACCGGTCGGCAAAGACAAAAATCCCGGCGTTGGTTCGTCAAGTGCTTGTACGAGAGAATTTCGTAGCGAAATAAAATCGTCTCCCAAAACATATCCCATAACGGTAAAACGTTTTAGCCGTTGCCCCATATTCTCGACAAAGCCGTTATCGCTTTTCGGAAATTCATGCAAAACAAGCCTTTTACCTCCGGATTTGCTGCCAATTTCGACGTGAAAAACCACGCCACGAAAGGATGCCGGCACTAATTCATCTCGCCATGACATTTGCTTATATCTCCATCGAGCTTTCCACCATCGGACGTGCTTTCGTAATTTCCACTTTTCGGAAAAGATCCTTCATATCCGTTTTCGTTTGTGTCCCTTTCGGAAAGCCCATAAGCCGAATATCCAACGAACCATTCACATCTCTATTCGCATTTTCGCCACTGAACGAAGCTTGAATAAAATTACTGGATGCCGGTGTTTTTTTCTTTTCTGGTGCAGCCTGCCTTAATTGTTCCTCTTGTCCGTCAACCTTCAGCCCGTTCCGGTGCTGCAACCTTTGCCTAATGGCCTGTTCAGCATTGCCTGGACGTTCATAATCACGGACAATGACCGACATCTTTTTTTCAGGTGATAGCGATTTGTCGTTAATCGCTGCCCACGTCTTTTTATACTTGTTTTTTATCTCCCACATCATCGCGCGAACTTGTTCACGCACTGACATGAAGCGGGGTTCTTTGCCAAACTGTCTTTTTATGTCAGCCGATCGGCGGTTGTCCCATTGAACGATGCCTTGGGCCATGTGGCTTTTGTCCCAATGGTAATCTGCCGGATTAGCCAAGCTTTCGCCAGAAATGTTGCCCACAAGCGTTTTCGCGTCTTCATGAGACAAGCCTTCATCGCGCAAAGCGGCATAAGCTTCCTTTTGATTTTTCGCTAATGAACCACGAGCAACCGTTTTGCCTGAAACATGCGGCACTTCGGCATCATAGCCACCATTTCTGCCGGGTGTATACGAAGCCTTCTGGAACCCGCCGCCGTTGCCATAACCGGAACTATTACCGCTAAGGCTATTGGCTTCATTTGCCGACACTTCAAGCCATTGCTTGAACAGCAATAGTGCTTCAAAAACGCCTTGCTTGATAATGCGTTGGGCACTGCTTTCGCCAGTCGTTGCTGCGCTATTTGCGCCATCTAGGCGGAAAGCCGATCGGTGAAGCAAACCGTTGTTTTGGTCCTCAAATTGGTACGACCGGCGAATACCACCTGTTTCTTTGTCGTAATTATCCGACCATTCGCCGCCGGGGTGCTGCTGTGATCTAATTATATCCGAAGGGTATAGTGTTTTACTCCCTTCGTACCAATGGGCACCTTCATCTTTGAACCGATATCTTGATTCTTTTTGTTTTGGGTCATATTCCCAGGAACCGCCGGGGTGCTGCTTTTCGATTGCCTCTCTTATTACCTTCATCTTTGAACCGATATCTTGATTCTTTTTGTTTTGGGTCATATTCCCAGGAACCGCCGGGGTGCTGCTTTTCGATTGCCTCTCTTATTTTGTCGGGGACGCTTTCGAGCGATTTAGTATATTGGCTTTTTTCTGGCAGAAGACCGCCGATAAATTTAACGACATCTTTTACTGCCTGGTAAAAGTTCTGGATTGCGCTTCCAAGCTCTTTCCAATTAATGTCTTTTACAAAATTTATGACTGCTTCAACGGCTTCCTTAAATTTTCCTTCCAAAAATTCGCGATTTCCGTTGATAAAATCTTTCAGCTTGCCTGCCAGTTCCGCAATCGTTGGCATCAACACACTGCCAAGGCCTTCTTTCAAAGCTTGAAAAGATTCTTTGACACTTCCGACAGCTTTTGCAAGCGCTTCGGCATTTTTTATATCGTCCGGCTTAATTTGCCGGATGTCTTGACCAGTGTTGCTTAACGTTTTGTCCATTGCGGCTTTGCCGCGTAGGCCAAAATTCGCCATTTCCTCGTTGCCGTAAAGAATGGCTGATAATCGGCGTTTCGAAACATTGTCTTTTGTATTGGCAATCGCATCAAGTGCAATCTGGTTTGCCTCGTCAACCGTTTTTGCTTTTTTTAAACGGGCTAAAAGTTCGGGTCCGCCTTTAACGTTATTGAGTGCCGGCAAGGAACCGTAACCATAACTTAAATCTCGCAAGTTTTCCGTCAATTTTTTGATTGACGGTGCAATCGTTTCGCTTGAAACACCAAATTTCCCTGCTGCTTTTGTAAGCAAATTCAGCTTTTGAATAGAAATGCCGGTTTCGTCAGAAACACGTTTCAAACCGACGATTGTCGAACCAAAAGAAAGTGATGACGCTGCAATTGCACTTATACCGGCTGTAACACTAAAAGCACCGATACCAACACCCGAAAGAGCGGCTTTAACGCCGGTTTCCAAGAAAGACGTTAGGTTGTGGGCACTTTCCTTTATTTTATCGAATGTCTGGCTAAGATTTTTGACAGAATCCGGCTGCTTGATGTTTTTGAAAGATTCTTGCAACGCACGAAGCTGGCCGGAATATTCGTCGACAACCTTAATCGGCAAGCGAACAACTTCTTCCATTTATTCCTCTTTCGTATTGTTATTAGCGTCCATGTAGGCAGTTGTTCTATTATACAGCCGGTTTAGCACGGCGCGGGGCAGTGATAAAAAATTCATCGGAGTTGTTTTGTAAATAAACGCCAGCTCAATAGCCGTGTCGAGCATTTCATCAACTATGCTTTCGCCCGTTAGACGGGCAGAAAAAAAGGGGCTAAAATCCAAAAAACAGCAATGATATCTTTAGGCGCCATCTGGCAAACGCTCGTCTTTGGTATACCCGCTAAATTAGCAATCTGATCACCGCCGATTTTTGTGTCAAATTCAATTTTATTGTCAGAATCAAACGAGACAAAAATACCGTGATTAATAATATCGGCGCCTGTCGGTTCGCGAAGTTTCAATTCGCTAAGTTCTTCATTATAAGCAGTAATTTTTTTCGTCAGCGGAAAGCAATAAAGACCATTATCCCACTTGCCTTTATTGTCTCTGGTCTGGTCTGTTTGGGTAGCATTTTCATCGACTGTTTTTTTATCGTCAGCCATTTTTTAAATTCTCCAAAATTAATTAATTTCTTGACAATCCAAGCCTTCGAAACGCACGCGTATTTGGCCATCGCGCGTATTGATTTCAAAAGCCGATTTGGTCCACGCATTTCGCAAAACGTAGGTTTTTCCATTTGCCAACTCTGCTTGAACAGTCGCATCTTTAACATCTTGCAGCGTTTCCAACGAGACTTCGGGCGTTGTTGACACATCCCCTTCAATAAATGGAACTCGGGGCATTTCGCTATAACCGTGAACGTAATCTTGACCGGCAATGCCGGTTCTTTCAGTGGGGGACGGCGACACAGTAAAACCGCCTCGGAGTGGATATTGTCGGCCATCCACTTTTAACCAAGCAATGCCGGCAATCCTATTTGCTGCTGTCATTATTTATGATCCTTTTAATTTTAATAGATACCCTGAAAATCAGTCGCTGCTGCCAGCCTGAACTGCGCCAAGACACTGAACGACCGCAATCCACCGATTAAGTACGGGTCGTAAAGTATTTCCAAGCGGTTCGGGTTTGTATCGCTGCGTTGAACGATTAAGTTGTTTTTAAAATCACGTAGATTTTCAACAAGACCATCGTAAACCATCCGGGAATATTCTGTAACCAGTTCAGCTTTTGCCGTTGTTGGTGTGATAATTGCTTGTCCAGATGCGTAAAACGTACCGTCATCAGCCAACTTATGCCGTGGGTATTTAGATGTGATTGAATTGGCTAATCTGGTCAAAACTTCATCCAGTGTTGACAAAGTCGTTGCGACTTCATAGCTGTTGTCGGGGCGGCCGTAAGAGTTGAACTGGTAAGACGTCTGTTCACGATCAATCTGTGGCGTTTCGTTGTTGAAAACGGTTTGAGTTGCAAGGCCATTTGAAGCCAGTCCGTTCCGCTCTGTTTTAGAAAAACGTTCTTCTTTTTTCGCCGGCAAAATATTTAACAGCGTCAATGTCTGCAACGGTCTGGCAGGGTCAATCGTGAAAGCAGCAGCGGCTCGAGCGGTATATGCAGCAGCCCATTCCCAGACCGGCGTCGGACTGTTTTTCTCGATAGCCAAAAACGAAAGTGTTGGATAATTTAATGTTTTGCCAAAAGAAATAAGGTCGGCATAATTACCACGCTTGGCAGACCAGATTTGACCGTAGAGCATTCTAATCCAGCCCCAACGGCCTGTATCGTCAAAACCGAATTCTGTAGCCCAAGACTTGATTGTTCCGGTGTCTGTGTGAGGTAGCGAAACAAACTTATAGTTTCCGTCACCTAACGCTGCAATAGCAGCGGTCCAATCCGGAACGCCAGTGCCACCAGACAAAAAGTTATCAAAAGTAAGCGTTAGGCCTGTTGGTCTTTCGTCGAATTCTGTCGAACGATTTGTCGTGTTTTCAAAAATGGAAATGTCATTGCCCGTTTGGCCTTTCCATTTAGCAGCCAAGGTGACTGCTCCATCTGATGCGGTTGCGGTCACAGGTAGCGAACCGATGCTGTTGATCTTGTCTGCTATATTTTGCGCAACTGTCGCGGCTGCATCGTCCAAATTTACACCAATATTTACTTCCTGCCCTGCAATTAGCAGGCTGTAAATGCCGGCATCTGTTGCGGTGCCAGACACATTTATCGATCCTTTTGCAACTGAACCTTCAGCCGGCTGTTGAATAGCCATGCAATAAACAATTTGACTTTTATTATTTGCATAAAAAGTCGAATAGGCTCGTTCCAACGGGCTGCCTAGACCAAAAAGAGATGCGGCTTGAGATGGAGAACCAACGGCGATTGGTTCATTAAATTTTGCTCCATCAAAAGCGTAATCGACGAGAAGCGCTGGTTTGTTTCCGGTTGCGGTGTTTGCTTGCGAGTTGTCGACCTCGATCGAAACCAACGGCACTTTCCAGTCGCCGGGAATGTTGTTAAAACTGACCCCAGTCATTTTTCATCCTTATTTTTTTTAGTGTTTGCAGCAGAAGCTGCCGTGGGGGAAATAGGTGTCGGCAAAGGGATGTTTTTGTTGACGGCAATGATGTTTCCATCCCTAAGTCGACGAGCAGTGAATTGATCGTCCGGCCAATAGCCGCCAGCGTCCGGCAAAACAATGTTGCCTGCCGGATGTGTTAAATTCTGCCCGGCGTTTGCAGGGCGAACAAAAATTTTATTCATTTATAAAAAGCTCCATAACAAAAAAGCCCGCAAAATCGGGCTAATTTTTTCGGCAAAACTTGATCGTCGGCTGCTCATTGCTCGTCTCCATCGGCGGCGGGTAATCGACGCGCTTTAAAAATGTCATTTCCAGCCGATTTTCGATTAAGAAAACGTCGCCTTGATCGGGATAAAAACGGCGTGAATTTGTTCGCAAAACTGCTTCGAACAGCCCATTATTTTTCAGAGGCGAAATGAAAGTTTCGTCGGTCAACAACGATGTTTCGATTTTTGTCAAATATTCATCGGCCTGAAGGTCAATTGCCGGTACATCTTTACCTCCGCCGACGGTGACAGAAATACCAATGGTGATTTCTGCTTCAAAATGCGGATAACCTGCATTCGCGTCTCCGTCTGCATTTTTTGTTTCCGACAACAAAAACACACAACAAAGAGGTACTTCGTTTTGTTGAACGGTCGGTGTTGGCTGGTTACGAACGTTTTTGAAAAGTTCTGAAGAGATAATTTTTTTTGTTATTGCATCACGAATTTTTAGGCCTTCGCTGCTCATTTTATCCCCTCGGTTATTCTTTTTTCAAAGTTAAAGAAGCCGCGCCCTGACCGTCGTTTTCGACATTTTCGATCATGTAATATTTGCCGCGCAACAAAACGCGGTTTCCTGCAACCGGCATATTTTTAAAATCCGCAAGTCTAACGCTCAAAGTTGTTTTGAAGACCTGCAAACCGGTATTGCCTTCCAAGGAGGCGATCATAGGTGTCATTGTTAAAATACCACTGGTCTTGATTGTCTCATTACCGATGATGACCGTGATGGGCTCGCCGAAAGCGACTTGCCCAACCTTTAACACAAGCGCGTCAAAGTTAATCATTTTGATTTTTTGCTAGTAGATATTGGTGTAACACCAGTAAGCAGCATTTCCGGACGAGTACAAATAAAGAGCGGATAACTGTACAATTCAAACTTCTGCCAGGCTTGCCGTTCAAGGTCAGGAATCGACAGCGCGTATTTTTCCACGCCGGGCGTGTTGATCCACGGAGAAAACTCCGCAGGCGAATAAACCACTTTAAAAACATCTTCACCCTTGACAGGGAAGAATGAAGCTTGGCCTGGTTTGATAGCGACGGTACTATTGTCGCTTGTTCCACGGTAGTTATGCCACCAGATGCCACCAAACTTGAAACTACTAAAAACGCTACCGGAATCATTTCGCAACTGCTCTGCTGCATTCCAGTTGATAAAAAATTGCTTGACCGACGGATGGGCAATCAACGCATCATAAAATTCATCAGAAGCAAGAGCGTGCACCTCGGTTACCGATGTAAAAGCACTTTCACCGGCACGTTGCATTTTTCGTACAACATCCTTACAAATCTTGCTAACATCTGTCTCCATGTTATCCAAGCGAAAATCAATTACGTCAGGAACAGTAATGCCAAACTCGTCATACCAATTGTTGATGACAGATCCATCAGCATCCGTAACAATACCCTGGACAGCACCAAGTCGCATATTTTCCTTAGTCAAACGGATATCATTATCAATGCGACGCAGTTGGCGGGCTACCTCTGTTTGAACTTGCATCAATTCGTTTTCTGACCCGAATTCACGAATTCCTGTCAATGAATCAGCATAAATAGTTGTTGATTTCGACAAGCGGACGGTCGGGAAATAACGTATATCACGTTTATCTTTTGCCAGTTCTTCCGGGGCTGTGCCGATAGCACTAGTTTTGACGAGCGCCAAATGACCTTCGCGTTTTTCGATTGAAGCAAAACGTGTCCGGATCGGTTCCGGTTCAAAAATTTGGAGTTCGTCGAGAAGAGAGGGGACAAAAGGTAATTTTTCGATCCCTTTAGTCAACTGTACAGTCGAAAACGCATCATTGCGAAAAATATTCATAGAAACCATTAGAAAAAATCCTTATCGACTTCGGCTGTTCTTGCCAGTGCAGCCGCTTGTTTTTCTCCGGTCGCCGTGTCAACTTCCGTTAGAAGAACCGCGCAAGCAACTTCTGAACCATCTGTTGCGGTTGCTGTCGATGGTACGTATTTATTTGTTTCGGTGATTTTTCCCAAAACTGTACCTGGCTTCAAAATTCCCAAATTTGCGGAAATCGTAACATTATCGCGCGAAATATAGCCGGGGGCTTCGGAAACCATTGCTTCGAATGGTAAGTTACCTAATGTGTAAACGGGTGATGTCATTTTACCTATCTTTTTTGTTATTTGCTGATTTTTTTGATCGCGGTCGCCCAACTGGCTTCGACTTCTGCATCGGTCATTGCGCTACTTTTATAAGCTCTAATGTTACTAATGTTTTTCTCTGATTTTTTTTGAGCCAGGAGAGCTTTGCTAACTGACGTCACAGACATACCGTTGCTCAAATATTTGACGGCTTTTTCAGGACAGCCCGCCAAAGTACAAAGAGCTGTTATTTTTTTCGCACGTTTGAATCCCCGCATATATGCAACTCGAGCACTCATCTTTTTTGCGCGGGCACGTGCACGAGAAACCGTTTTAGTTTCGTTATCGTCGTCATCGTCCGCGTCGATTTTATCGTCATCGTCATCATCGGCGTCGATTTTTTCGTCATCGTCGTCATCGTCCGCGTCGATTTTATCGTCATCGTCGTCGTCGTCCGCGTCGATCTTGTCATCGTCATCATCATCCGCACGACCACGAGCTTTACCGCGCGCTTTTGGCTTTAGATCCGAATCCTCTTCATCGGCGTCCATACGTGCTGTAAGTTCCTCGATTTTTTTTTCGATATTTTCTAATCTTTCATCGGTATCGGTGTTCTGGTTGTCAGAATTATCGGTATCCATTCTTGTTTTTGCTTTCGTTGCCATTTTTGCTTTTTCCATTGTTTTTGCTTTTTTCACTGCGCGTTGTAGAAAACGCGGAAGGCATTTCATGTTGATTTTTGCTTGTACGTTTTTGATAATTTCATCACAAAAACCCAATGAAAGCGCTTCTTCTGCACTCATCAGACGGTCTTCAGCCATCAATTGTTCGACAAAATCTTCACTTTGCCCACTGCGAAGTGCGTAAATTTCAGCAAAAGATTTCGTCATTTTTTCCAAGTCACTAGCCAGTGCTGTGAGCTCGGAGGAGGTCCCGATAGTTTCGGCATGTGGTTCGTGTATTAGTAAAAATGTGCCAGTACACATTTCAATCCGATCACCAGCCATCGCTATGAGTGAAGCGGCGGATGCCGCTATGCCTTCAATGCGACAGACAATTTTCGCATCAAAGTTCTTGAGAACATGGAAAATGCCAATACCTTCACTAACATCTCCCCCAGGTGAATTGATGCGGACAAGTAACTCATCTACCTTACCAATTTTCTTCAATTGTTCTTGAATCGCCAAAGTGGTAACGATATTACTATCGCCGCCAATTTCGTCGAAAATGGTGATTTCGTTCATTCTGTTTTGTCTCGAATTCTTAATTATTTTTCTGGAGGGGAAAAGAAAACTATGAAAATGTTTGGTTTTGCCGCATTGGTTGCAGCGTTATCTTTTTCCCCGTCGATAACCAGTGCCAATACCTTTTTAAGCGGTAATGACCTGTATGAGGGTTGCAAAATCAACCATCATGACGCATCAACTTATATCATTGGTGTTGTCGACACATTTGATGTGTTCGAAAACGCACTGACGACTAAAATGTTTTGTTTACCAACCGGCGTTACCGGCGCTCAATTAACTGATATGGTTTGCAAAAAATTGAAGGAAAACCCTGATGTCCGGCATGAAAACGCTGCTGAACTCGTTAGTTCTACATTGTTTGCCGTTTTTCCTTGCAAAGACTAGTTAGGGGCTGTTGTAACCATTTTGTTGATTGTCCGTTACATCCGTCCCCGGCGGGTCGCCATCTTCAGGTTCCATTGAGCGGCTCGTCTGCTGTCCGCCGGGGAGACCAGAATTCTCATCATCAAATTTTATGCCTAAATTCTTTGACCTTTCAGCGTCAGCCGCAATCCTTTTATCCGTTTCGACCGGGTCAGAACCACTAGCAACGATCACGTCGGAACGTGATTTGAATCCGTTGTCGACAGCCAATTTTTCTGCCTGCAAATCATGTAGAGGATCTATCCAATCGCGGCGCGGTGGTATCCATTTGACCTTGTTGTATAATCTTTGTTTTTCCGGATAATCCGGGAGGTCTATTGCGTCGGAAATAACTGCATATTTTATAAAAGTTGCCCAAATTGGCTTGCAAAGCTGGTGAATGATGCAAGTATGTTGGAGCTGTTCCAACCGTGCCCTAAATTCGATCATTCCTTGGCGAGCCGACGAATAGTTTGCTTTTTCGTAATCACCCGTCATATTCATGTATGGCACACCCATACCGGCAGACGCGGCCAGGATGTTACGATATTGAAAAGGTTCATAACTATTGCCAACCTCGGCTGGTTCGGCAAATCGTATATCATCGCCTTTATCTAACAACTGAATTGTGCCGGGTTCCAAAACGGGCAAATCAGTGTATCTATTTGGCGCACCTAAGTTATCAATGTCATTTTCACCAAAAAATTGTTCGGCCGGTAATGGTGTTGTAATGAAGGCAGAAAACATTGATGCCTTACGTTTTCTTTCAAGCTCGGCATCGTCAAATTGTTCTAGCTGCCAGAGTTTTAAGACAGAGGCGACAACCCATGGTGCACCTCGCATTTGTCCAGGACGAAGAGGCCGGAAAATGTGCAAAATCTCGTCAGCCGGTATGCGTTCATAAAGATCACCACTGGTCTTTTCACTAATAAAATCGCCTGGGTAGTTCCTGAAAAACCAGTAAGCTATTCGTTTGCCGGTATTGTCTACTTCAATTCCATTAACAATAAAATGACCGTCGTTTGTGCTGCCCGTTTTGCTGTAATCAAGCATTTCGCTTTCGAGTAATTGAATTTTTAGCGGCACAAGAGAAGTATTATTTTCTTCAATATGTATACGAACAAAACATTCGCCGGCTTCAAACATGGCACGGGCAATCAATGCCTGAAGGCCGTAAAAATCGGTTAAATTGTCAAAGTCTGCACCTTCAACCCAATCTTCCCAAAGGGCTGTTAGCTCTTGAACGATTTTTTTGTCATCAATCAGAAGGGACGGCTTAACGCCTTTACCAATCAAATTTGAAACGAAACTCTCGATAGCTGAAACCGCGTAAGGATTGTTACGTACTAAGTCACGCGCGCGAGCACGCAAAATTTTCCCATCTGAAAAAAGAATCTGATTGATGCTTTCGCTAGAAGGGAACCAGTTCGACAGGCGTTTTTGTGACCTTGCGGCCTCATATGGGTTGTTTAAAAACGCTTTCGCCGTTTTTTTCGCTTTACCGGTTATTTTTGATTTTTTATGTTTTTTGCTCATGTTACAAATTTTTGGTGCACAATGGCGAAATACGTCTTCTATTCTTCCCCGAAGATAGTTCTTGCTCAATCATTGCAAGCGTTCGTCGCATTTCATCCAACGAACGATAAGTTACGCTTTTTCCTTCATACGAAACACTGGTCGCACCACTCGCTATAGCAGATGCCAAAGCATCACGATCGGCTTGTGAAAATGCCATTTTTTATCACCCTAAAAATTTTGAATAACTGATGGGCCTTTGGCGCGCATTTTGCGCATCAATAGTTTTTTGTGAGTGCAAAAAACGAATATCGCCTTCTATTTGCTTGGTGCTGCCTTCAGTTTGTTGACCTTCAGCCATTTCAACAGTCTTGTTTTTGCTTTCTGTTTTTTCGGCTGTTTCTTCCTTAGAAACGCTGACGCGATCAAGCAAAATCGGCAAAGATTTTAAGGCCGCATATGACAGAACAAAGGTGTCTAGTGCCTCATTGCGCGGGCGGGTTGCTACCCACACACGGTAAGGGCGGCCGTTTTTATATCTGGTTACAACTTTTTCAGCGGTGAGCTGTGCGTAATATTCATCACTGAAAGCATCACCAGCGGGAAAATGCACGTAACCAGCGCCTATCTTTTCTATCCGCAAGCGCGAATAAACAAGCTCTTTTGCCGTATCGACACCGACAATAAAAACCTTATCATTGTTTTTTGTTTTACTGAACCGGAGAGGCCAAATAGGTCTTGTGCCGGCTGCACCTTTTGTTGCAAAAACGCGCCGTAAATGTCTAGTCCGACAAAACGAATAAACGGCAGCGGAAAAATGGCCACCAGAATCAATACAACAAGCCCGGACGTGTAGTTTTCGCCCATCCTCTGTTGTATATGCTGCTAAAAGCAGCTTATCTAATTGCTCCCAAACCGTTTTTTGTGCGGGGTCGCCAAAGATAACATGATAATTAACTACCCACGTTTCTTCGCCTCGCCCATAACCAATTATTTGCAGCTCCAGGCGGTCATCTTGTGTGTCAACGCCGGCTGTCAACAAAAGTACGCCGGCTGGTATATTGTCGCTGCCATAAACTTCTGCGCGCGTTATAAGTGCGTTACTGTTTGCTTGATAGCCTTCCTCTTCCCACGTTTCACCAAGGACCAAATTGACAAAGGTTTTTAATTGTGTGGGATCTTTACGTACACGCAAAAATTCCTCGACCAAAAAACGCCATGAAGCATTCGGGAAAAGGCTGTAAGCCGCCCAAATGTGGAAACCGATATGCCCGTTGAATGGTTTTTCAGCAATCCACCGCCCGCCAGCAATCAGGGCTGATTTGTCTGTTTCGTCAATCCGGCAGCCATTACCGCTTTCGCATACAAAATGCGCTGTTTCAGGATGGTGTTTTATAGTCTTTCCGTTATCGTCAACCTCTTTATCCCATTGCAAATTTTGCCATTTTAAAACTTGCTCATATCCGCAGTGAGGGCATTTAATGTAATAGTGTCGTTGGTCTGATTGTTCCCAAGCTTTTTCAATACGGCTTTCGCCTTTGATCGTCGGTGATGAGCCCATCACTATCTTTCTATTCCAAAAGCTTTCGGACCGCTTTATGCCAAGCGCTATCTGGTCACCTTCAATGCCAGCCCCTGCGACCGGAAAACCGTCGACTTCATCGAAAAGAACAATACGTGCAGAAATACGCCGAAAGCCGCCTGGAGAGTTAGCCCCAACAAAAGAAATAGACGAGCCGTTTTTAAACGTGCGTTTTGTTATGGTTTGACCAGAATCGCGCGATTTTAGTTCGCCAGTTAATTTTGCCAGTTCCGGCGTATCACGCAACATCGGCAATATTTCTGTTTTCGAATAGTCTTCGGCATCCTCGACACGTGGTTGAACAAGCAAGATAGGCGAGGGGTCCTGAGACAAATAATAAGCGATGATGTTGTCAAGGCATTTAGTATAACCAACGCGGGCAGATTTAATAACACAGATTGTTTTCACGCCTGCTTCATGAACAGAATCCATTATACCGTTTTGATAAGCAAAAGCAGAAAATTTCCCTGGCTCAGCCGAATTCTCGACAGACAACTGTGCGTATTTTGCAGCCCATTGGCTAACTGTCAGTTGCGGCGGCGGCTGTAATGTTGACCGCCTCGTTTGCTGCAACCTCTTTAGAAAGTTGTCTTTTCCCGTCCATCTCGTCATCAAACGTTAATTCATTCAAAGCGTCAGCTATTTCTTCGTCAAGATATCTTTTTATTTCAGACGGATTTTTCATAACAGACAATCGTGTAGCCGTACGCGTTGGAATAGCTAATATTTTTGAACGGACTTTCGCATATTCATTCGCTACAACTTGTGCAGCCGCGTCGACGTCAACCAGTTTGCCAATTTCTTTTTCGTATTTTATTTTCTGGCAACGCGCCAAATAGATTTCTTTACGCCGTGTGGCTTCTGCGTGACTGATGTTATCGTTATCGTCATCGTTTTCTTCCAGCGAGCTATCGTCATCTTCAAAATCATCCGGTTCTGAAAAATCATTATTGCTACCAGAAAAAGTTTTTGCGGTGCCGCCCCGATATTTTGCCGGCCGGTTTTCTAATTTTTCCTGTGTCGCGGAAACGTTAACTAAATTATTTTCACCAAAGACAAGTAAACCTTTTGTTTTCCATTTTGTCACAGCAGCTTTTGAAACACCGCAAATCTCGGCAAATTCTTTTTGAGTAACAAAATCTTTTGTCATAGTTTTCTGGTTTACTAGTTAACCGGTTTACCGGTTAAAAAAGTTTGTAGCTAGACATAGTTCGGGGTGGCGCGTTACCCCCGGCCGATCGGTTCCGGTAAGTACCTTAAAAATTACGGGGGATGGGGTGTTATTTAAGAATACGGCCATAGCTTCCAAACATTGCCTTCAACAATTCTTTTGCAGCGGTTCGTCTAATTGTGTCTCGTGCGATCTTTTTAAAATCTTCGTCAAATGGAACCGATTTTTTTATTTTTGCGCTTTTCCGCAAAACATACATTGGCCGGATTTTTTGGCCTTTCCCGTGTCCAACAACTTGGTAAAGAATACCGTTTTTAACAAACGACCGACCAAGATTTGCAGGACGCTGGTTACGGCGTACGCCCTTCGAAGTTCTTGCAACAAGAGCTGTCGGAATGGCTATATTTTTCTTTCGCGCGTTTTTAGTTCCACCATGAGCATGCGCCCATAGATTGCCACGATGCAATGTGTCAACGACAGCGGCCGTTAAGTTGGTCTTGCTCGCTGTTTCAACATGCAGCGCTTGCCTTAAAAAGCCCTTGTTGCGCACAACGACCGAACGCGGCCATGTGTCATTGATTAAATATTCACGTGCTTTGAAAGCCGCATTATTAATCGTTTTTGATGCTGCATAAGGGACTTGCTTTTCTGCAATATTCATATGCTTTGCGAGCAATTGAAATTCGCTCAAGTCGAATTTCAGGAAATCCGCCATTAGCCATTACTTTTTTAAGAAATTGCAGGAAACTTGCCACAACATTTTTTACAAATAATCAAGAGGAGATTGTTGTCGTGCTTTGCCGTTTTTCCTGCAAAACGCTAGATAACAAAAAAGCCCGGCAAAAACCGAGCTTCTTTAAGACACAATTATCATTATGCTTTACGCATACACCTTAACATGAATGTTGTCAACAATAAAATTGATATTTTTTGGAAAAATTAACGAACGATTGATGGCCTATCAAAAAATGACCAATAACCGGCAAGACAATCAAGACATTCGTAGAAACGTTCAGCAAGATAATTTTGGCGCCGCTGATTTTTTGCGATGCGTGAAATCATTATTTCTTTGCAAACGACAGTCTCGACCAGCTCATATCCGTTAACGCCCAATATTTCTTTGATTTTTGACATTTCTTTTTGAATATCCAATCGCGACTGTAATGCTTTAGCATTAATGCCGCTAATTTTCCCGCCGTCGACAAACGGTCGCGAATAATCCCGTGAAGCACAACCCGCAGATGCCATCAAAATCAGCCAGTTTTTTAAAAACTTATCCGCAGCTTTTTTTTGTGCCGCATCAATCCGTTTTCGTTCAAACATGTAATCAACCGGCGCTACATTTCTTTTTTTTATTGTCTTTTCCATTTATTCCCCTTCGAGACAATAAACATAAAAAATTAACCATTTAATACTGCTAACGATTATATGATGTCAACAATCGATCAAAAAATAAACCTAAAACCATCAAATAACTTGTCAAGTGCCACGTTTTAGAGAAAAAGAACAATAAAATCAAAATGATATAAAACATGGCACCATTTTCCTTGAAATCGCTATATAAACCCCCTGAAAGTCATATATCGACATCAAAAAACACATTTCACGATCTTTGGTGACAGGTTTATAGTTATTATAATATATTGAATTATATATATAAATTATAGAAAACATGGCACTAAACCTGACAAACCTGTCACCAAAAAGCGGTGATGTTAAAATGCGTTCATGCATGTTCAACTATGTTCAATCGTGTTTAAATATATAAAGACATTAAGTAATTGTTATAAAAATAAAAAATTTCCGAAAAAATATTAAAACCGAACAGAACGATCGAACGTAGTGTAAATGATTACAAGACGAGTAATAATGATAAAAAGTGTTTAAAATTTAAAAACCGGTTTACAAAGTGTAAATATTATGTTAACCATGATCTCACAAAAAATAAGAGGTCACAAAAATGGCTAGCGATAACAAGGTGTGTATTCAGACTGTTCCCATAACATTGGATAGAGCATTTCAATTGATTGATCTTCGAACCGATTGCGTTCTTACAAAATGGAAAAGAAAATTGGAGAAAGAGGTTGGCACCTTTGCCGCCCAACAACGCATAGAAAAGTGCCGGCCGATTGTTGATGAGTGCGTCAAGGACGCTGTCGTTGGGCTGCTTGGAGTGATCTATGGAAAGATAGCAAACGAGTATCTCGGAGAGCTGCGTCGTATTGAAAAACAAGAGGATGCTTTATCCTCTAAAAACTGAAAACAACTTCAGTGTCTTTCCTTACTCTAATCAAAAACTTCCTTTTTAAAAACGGTTTTATGACCATGACAACGTGCGCAAAAAAACAGGTTCAAAAAGCAAAATATAACCGGAAGCAAAGTGTCTCTCGTGCAAAACGTTTTTCGATGAAAAAATTCAAAAAGTGGCTTGTCGCTAACGGAGCTGTCCCGGCTGAATTGACAAACCCGTGGGAAATTTTACGCGTTGAAACAAGTCTCGGCCTTTTGGTTGCATACAAAAATAAGGCCGGAAAACAAACATGGCCGGTAAAGCTTTTGCGGTTAAGGTTCAATTTTTTAAAAGACCGCGCCATACCTTCGCTTACTCCTACAGAAAACCGTCGTTCAGAACGTTTGCCTAACACGTGGTGTCATGATGATTTTGTTCATGACATCGGCGGGTGGGCTGCCACCGACCTTGAAGCGTTTGTTTGTTAAAGGCGGAAACAATGAACGAAATAGATCTTTCACGCGCGCTTGGTTTGTTTTTTCGGATAGGTAAAACACTGTCCAAGTTAAAAAAACACATGCTTGACAACGATCACCAAATGCAAGCCAGCGAGGAAAAAGAGCTGCGCGTTTTGTGGGCTGAATTCACTAAAACCATAAAGGCAGGTGAAAAATGAAAATACTTTCATCTTTATTCTCGCGAAAAAAATCAAAGTACAAATTTTTTGAAACAGCCTTTGGTTATGAAACGTCCGGCTTGGTTGCATATTTAGTTTATTACAACCTTTACCAAGACCAATTCGGGAACCGGAAATCCAAACGTTTTTGCGGCTATGAATTGGACGACATAATCCCGGAAAATAATACTAATTTCAATGTCATGTCTTTCAGCGTCACGGCTCAAGTTGACGCGTGGGTAGCTGGTGGCCCGGTTCCTTCATGCCTGTTTGAACCGCTCGGTTCTAATAGCGAAAAAAAACCATCCAAAAACAACTTCTTATCCGATTAGAGAAAATCACATGAGTGACGATAACAAAGAGTATTTTGGCGAAGACCATCTTAAAGAAATTATTTTGTCAGCAAACGTGCAGGAAAATAAAAGCGATAGGATCATACTGGATGGTAAAAATTTCCAAAAGTTTGCACTGTCCGACAGTAAACGAGAAGTTCATGTCGGCAAAAAATTTGGCGTAAAACTCGCGATTGCGGGGAGTGACAATACAATCACTTCTTCTGGCGAGCGATCCCACACAGCAGTCGCGGGCAATGACACAAAAATACATATAAAAGCACGTTCTTCCGTCACAGCAGCAGCAGGGAAATTTTTAAACACAACAATAGCCGGAAACTACACACGGTCAGCTATGGCCGGTGAGTACGGAGAAATCAATATCTCTGGGATGTGTAGTGGAACGGCTGTTTGTTCCTACATGGCGGCCGTAGAGGTCATAGGTGATCATCATTATATCGCGGCGTGTGAAAGTAGCATAATTCACGTCTCAGGCAACGAAAACGAAATAGCAATCGTTGGCAGCGCGCCAGTCATTAACTGTAGTGGAACCGGAAACCGCATTTCAAGCGTGGGGATAAACGCGACTTTTAAGGGTGAAATCGGCAACTGGATTTCGTTGGGAGATTACGACGACAATGACAATTTTGTGGGCTTCGTTACCGGTTGCATAGGTCAGAACGGACTGAAACGTAACGTTCGTTATCGCGCTAAATATGGCGAGTTTGTCGAAGTATTTGGCTGTTAAAGGAGATAGCGAAATGATGAACGAGATAGATCTTTCTCATGCGATGGGCGTGTTTGACCAG